CATAATGAGCAGCTATCTTATGAAAAAGATGAGGACTTTTCTATATCTTTATGGATAAAAGCTCCTGTATCTCAAAGTAATGTTTCTACTGAAGAGAACTCTATACTAACAAAAAGAACTTATTCTAAAATAGACTACTCTGGAGTACATAATACTAAGCTAGAGAATGGATCTAATGCAAAAAGAAGCTACATATCTTCTTCTGTAGACTACTCTCCTGCACCGTTTTATCCTTATGATATAGCTATAAAGAACCAAACATCCCCAACTCCTGGTGAGGTTGTTTTTAGACGATCTGATGGACTAAATATCCTAACATTAACTACCAGTTCTTCTATTAATGATGGTAATTTCCATCATTATTGTGTGACAAAGAGTGGTAGTTTATTTAGTATATATGTTGATGGTGTTTTAGAGACTACTGGTTCTGAGTTAAGAGACCAGGCTACTAATGCTAACTCTATAATTTTTGGCGCAGAAGATAAAAGAGGAACACAGCAGTTCTCTGGATCTTTAGATGAAGTAAGATTTTACAGTAAAGCAGTAACACCCACACAAATATCTTCTTCTCTTTCGGACACTTCCCAAGGATTATTATACCAAACTAATAAAATAGGTAATGTATTTTATAGAAGAGGGGAGATAATTATAACATCTCCTATAGAAGTTTATCATAATTTATTTGATACAGAAGACTGGAATTTAAAGTACAAAAACAGGTATAGTATATATGAGTACGAGACTTTAGTTAGAATTAAAAAGGGTATGTTAAATAAAACAATGAACCCAACATCTACTCAAAGTCCTAAATCTAACTTATATTTGAATGATTTTACAGGCTCTTTATCTCCTTATGCTACGACTGTCGGTCTTTATAATAAAGATTTTCAGTTAATTGCGGTAGGGAAGTTAGGAAGACCTCTAAAAATGCGGGATGATGTAGACATTAATATAATTGTAAGATGGGATTACTAAATATCTTATTATGATAAAACTTAAGGAAATTTTGCAAGAATCAAGAACATACACAGGAGACTATGTTGCACAACATATAAAAGATATAACGCCTGATGAAGATATGATTCCTGATTTTTTTATTAGAAAATATATAAAACCTAACGATGGTTGGGAAAGAAAATTAATAAGAATAAAAGATTTATTGAAAACTGATGAATCCTTTAAAGAGTTTTTTGATTCAGGAGAAGATAGATATTACGGTTATGATATGGATGAAGATGATTTAAATTTAGAATTAGTAGTTTATAACGGGAATTTATTAGATGGTTACAGTAGAGCGACCAAACTTTTAAATAATGATTTTAATGCAAAAACTAATGCGTTTGTGTTAGATATAGAAACTAAGTAGATATGAAAACCTACAACCTACTAATAGAATCTAAATTAGAAGAGCTTATAAATACCTTAAATGAAGAAGTATTTAATTTTAAAGGTCTTGACGATGACGCAAAAGATAGAATATTTTCTATATTTAAGGATTCTTATGAAAAATCATTAGGCACATCTTGGTCTAAGGATAAGTTCTTAAGTAGAGCAAACAACTGGGAGTTTTATGGAACAGAGAAAGGTTTTGTAGCAGTAAGACCTCAAAGGTCAGGTCTATATAAGTTAGTAGGCGTTGCAGGTAATATGCGAGATATTTTAAAAGGATTAAATGAATTAGAATCTAAGAATGTTCCTGTTTGGGGGATGGTAAGTTCCGATATAAAGTCTATGGCTGAAAAGAAAGGGTTTAAAACTCCTTCCAAGTTAATGTTAAAGATGATTTATAAGTTTATACCTAAAAGCGTTTTTGGTGGAGTTGATACTCAAATAAATAAGGATGGTAGTATAACTTTAAAATACTCAGATGTTGGTGACGCAAAAAAATATTTTATCGGTAATGATAAATATTTTCAAAAGATAAAGAAGGATATAATGCCTTCTTTAAAAGATAAGTTAAAGTTATTTGAGGACATTACAGCAGGTAGGATGATAGTATATCATAGAACTGAAAGTTATAAAGAAGTGCCTAAAGGAGTTGCTGCTGATGGTTGGAGGATAGGTCACGGTGATTACTATGGTCCTGGAATTTATACTAACTATAAGTTTGAAGGAACTCAAACGAGTTATTCTAAAAACTATGGTGATATAATAATAGAGTCGAGAGTTTTAAACTTAAAAGATTTTTTAATATTAGATAAAGAACCTGCTAAAAAAGTGTATGGAACTGACTACTCTGTAGAGTCTCAGCTTAAAAAAATACTTAAAGGTAAGTGGAATACTTACAAAAATACTGAAGAGGTAAGAACTCTTATTACTAAAATGAAAGATTGGCCAGAAAAACCTGGAGAAATATATAAAAAGTTTTATGATTCAAGTAAAAAAGATGTTGTACCATATTTTAGAGGAGTAGTATATGATGGATACAGGGATGCTTATACTTGTATTATATATGATAGAAACAATGTCGAGCCGTTAAGATACAGTTTAGATGATGGTAAAACTTGGACATTGATTAATAATAAAAATATTCTAAAAAGAATAAAATCTGGTAAATTTAAAACTAAAAATTTACGCAACATTCATCTTATGAACAAAGTTGGATTAGAAAAACTTGAGGATATAGATGTAAACGATATAAAGAAACTTCCAAAAAATGAGTTAGATTATTTTATTGACAAGGTTTCGGATATTAGTCAATATATTAGTAGTGATATCTATAATGTTTTACCAAAAGATAAAAAACAATCTTACATAGAAAAGAAAGTTGAAAAAGGCTATGAGATATCAGACGAACATTACGAAGATGCTTCTGACGAATTAAAAAAATTATATATAAAAAAGATAGCTGAAAAAGGCCATCCTCTAACAGACCAACAATACGAAGATGCTTCTGACGAATTAAGAAAATTATATATAGAAAATAGAGTTAAAGATGGGTTTTATCTAACAGACCAACAATACAAAAATACTTCTGACGAATTAAAAAAGTTTTATATAGAAAATATGGCTAAAAGTAGCTATAATCTACCAAACGAACTATACAAAGATGCTTCTGACGAATTAAAAAAATTATATATAGAAAAGAGAGTTGAAAAAGGCTATGATTTAACAGACCAACAATACGAAGATGCTTCTGACGAATTAAGAAAATTATATATAGAAAAGAGAGTTAAAGATGGGTTTTATCTAACAAACGAACAATACAAAGATGTTTTTGACGAATTAAAAAAATTATATATAGAAAAGAGAGTTGAAAAAGGCTATGAGATATCAGACCAACAATACGAAGATGCTTCTGACGAATTAAAAAAGTTTTATATAGAAAAGATGGTTGAAATAGGCTATACTCTATCAGACCAACAATACGAAGATTCTTCTGACGAATTAAAAAAATTATATATAGAAAAGATAACTGAAAGAGGGTTTCTTCTATCAATCCAACAATACAAAAATTCTTCTGACGAATTAAAAAAGTTTTATATAGAGAAAACAGTTGAAAATGGGAATTTTCTAACAAACCGACAATATAATGATTCTTCTGACGAATTAAGAAAATTATATATAGAGAAAAGAGTTGAAAATGGGTATCATCTCGGAGACCAACAATACAACAATTCTTCTGACGAATTAAAAAAATTATATGTAGAAAAGACAGTTGAAAATGGGGGTTTTCTAACAAACCAACAATTACAAGATTCTTCTGAAGAATTAAAAAAGTTTTATATAGAAAAGAAAAAGAATACTTAAAAAATAATCCATAAAAGTATGATAAAACTCAAAGAACTATTACCAATATCAGAAGGTCTACAATACCACATAGACAATAAGATACCTATTATGGAAAACATCTATAGGTATTCTTCTGATAAATTTTTGGAATTATTTAGAGAATGTCGTACCTTACACAATAAAGGTAAAATACAGTTATGCGAAGAGGACATAAATCTATTAGAAACCACAGATATTGGAGAATACGGACTATACGAAGGAAACAAAGTTCCTCTCGATATGCCAATGGTAGAAGCGGAGTATCAAGGAAAAGACGTTCAATTAGGAAAGCCAAAGAGAGGGGGTAGTAAGAAGTTTTATGTGTATGTAAGAGACCCACAATCCAAAAACATAAAAAAAGTATCTTTTGGTGCTAAAGATGGGGGTGGTAAGTTGTCTGTAAAGTTAGATGACCCAAAGAGAAGAAAAGCATTTGCAGATAGGCACGATTGTAAAAATAAAAAAGATAGGACATCTCCAGGATATTGGTCATGCAGAATCCCAAGATTTTGGAAAACCCTGGGAGGAAGTAAAAACTATTCAGGATATTGGTAGATATGGAACAACCTTTTGAAGAGCTAATAGGAACGTATGATAAGTCCGTAAGAGTTTTCAGTAGTGATATAGATGAAGAAGATTTAGTATGGCATAGAGATAGAGAAGATAGGCTATTACAAATTGTTGGGGAGATGAGCGATTGGCAAATACAATTAGAAAACCAACTACCTCAAAACATAGATGGGGTGTTTATACCTAAAGAAACTTACCACAGACTCATAAAAGGAAGTGGTTCTGTTATAATTGAAGTTAGAAAGTATGTGGATACACAAGAATAAGCCTGTAGATTCTTTAGAAGATATGCCTAAAGGTGCTATAGGTTTTATATATGAGATAACTCATATTCCTTCCGATAAAAAGTATATAGGTAAAAAGATATTACACCACAATAAAAAGTTACCTCCTTTAAAAGGCAAAAAGCGAGCGAGAAGAGTAATAAAAGAATCAGACTGGAAAACATACTATGGATCTAATGATGAAATTAAATCTATGATAAAAGAAGGTAAGCAGTCTGAATTTACAAGAAAAATACTTATATTCGCAACTAGTAAAAAACAGTTATCTTATTTAGAGGCTAAAGAACAGTTTAAAAGAGGGGTTTTAGAAAGAGATGACTATTTTAACACTAACATATTAGGAAGGTTTTATAGTAAAGATGTATAAAAGTTATGCAAAATCAGAACTCTCAACTAGATATACTTAAAAAGTATCTAGGAGATATGACCCAAAAGAAGGATAATAATTATGCTTTTCATTGTCCTTTTTGTAATCACCACAAGCAAAAATTGGAGGTAGATTTAGATACTGGTCTATGGAACTGTTGGGTATGCCATACGAGGGGGAAAGGTGTTTCTTATCTTTTGAAAAAGATGCGGGCAGGGAAAGACGATATACATAAGATAAAAACATACGAAAACTATAATAATAAGGTTTTTGACTTTTCTGAGCAAGTGATAACTCTTCCCGACCACTTTTCTCTACTGACTAAAGAAGAGGACAGTGTTATTGCTAAAATATGTTACGATTATCTTTTATCTAGAGGTCTAACTGATGAAGATATTATACGGTATAAAATAGGATATATTTATTCTGGAAAAAATTTAGGTAATATAGTCATACCTAGTTACAGTAGTTCTGGGTATCTTAACTACTATGTGTTTAAGAATCCTAAAACGGGCATGTACTTAAACCCTAAACACCCTAAAAGTCAGGTATTTTTCGATATATTTATTAACTGGAACGATCCTATTGTTATAGTAGAAGGCATGCTAGATGCTATATCTGTTCGTTATAACTCTATTCCTCTGTTGGGTAAGATTCTTAACAAGAGGATAAAGAATAAGATACTAAAATCCAGCAACTCTACTTACTATATCTGTCTAGATGGTGATGCTAAGAGTTCTGTTATGGCTATAGCTCAGTATCTTATTAGTATAGGTAAGACTGTTTTTAATGTAGAGTTGCCCTATAATGAAGACCCTTCATCTCTTGGACACAAAAAAGTTTGGGAGATGATCAAAAACTCAAAACTAATAACAGAAAAAGATATTCTATTCAGTTCTTTACTAGAAAGTCTATAAAAATTATATTTATAGTAAAGAAACTAAATGGCTATAAAGTCTTTTATAGATACAGGTGCTATATGGGATGGAGATACTTATAGTGTAAAATACTTTGGAGTATCTAAAAACTTTACAGAACTAAAGTTAGGTAAAAACACCATTACCTTATCTCCTAGTGTAGCTATAGTACCAGGAACTAAGTTAGAAGTAGAAGTTTTAGATAGAAATGGTAATAGAGTACAGGTAGAGTATCCTAATCAAATTACTCCTAATGGCTCTAATATCTTACATATAACTATAACAGAGGAGACATTATCAGGGGTTTGTAGGTTTTTTATAAGAGGTACTGCTTTTTATGATGCTGATACTGGTCAGCAGTTAGATACTTCTTATCCTAATGTTATTTGGAGAGGTATATCTTCTATAAAAAAATTAGAAGATGAAGAGACTCCAGAAGATCCTGAAGATTTAGTATTTGAAAAAGATAAGAAAGATATTTCTGTAAATGTGCAGTCTAAGTGTCTTCCTTATCAGGATAAAGGTGGTGTAGAAAGGCCTACAGAGCATACTGGTACAGGCACTTTAACTTACAATTCTGTAACAACTTCTAGCACCTTTTCTCCGAATATAGCAGATAAGCCTACTACAAAATCTAGTACTTCCAGCAGACCTATTTCTCAAGTAAATAACTCTCAATCTAATACCACTTTAGGAAGTCCTACATCTAATTCTGATGGGTTTCCTACTTTGGTTAGTTCTGCGGCTGAGTTTACGGCTGATATGGTAGGGTCTACTATTACCATAACTCCTAACATAAATTCTTTTGTACCTACTCAATTACTGTCTGTTATAGGAGTATTACCAGATTTTACCGCTACTATAATAGAAGTATTAAACTCAACTACTGTACGAATAGATAACTCTTTTTCTTATAGTAATCCGCAGCTGAGTCTTTTCGTTCAAGATTTTACATCTTCTTCGTATACTATAAAGTATAATAAGTCTGTTTCTACTACAGGAGGTCAAAAAGTTACTTGCTATGCCCAGCTTTGTTTTGATAATGTAGCGACTTCTAATGGACAGGTAGATAAAGTGAGAGTGTCTGCTAAGCCTGTGGGTGCTGTAGGAGATGCTATGTTGTTGGGAGATTTTGATGTGCAGTATCCGAATAAAATGCAGGATACAGGTTCTTTTACAATGGATCCTAGGACTGGTATAGAGTATAAAAGTGCGGGAGATGTATCATCTAGTGCAGATGTATCTAATTATTATACAGCAGAAACATATCAAACAGTAGCAACAGCTACCGATTCTTTAAGTGACTTCAACTATCAGTCACTAGGTTCTGCTCCAACACCTACCCATAGTGATGATAAACTCATGCACAGTTTGTCTACATCAGCTCCAGTAGATGGTACTCAGGTAACGGCTATATCTGTAAAAGATCAGTATTTAGGATCTGCAAAAGCAGGGAATGTTTATAAAATAATTTTAAACGCTCATTCTAGAAAAGACGCTACAGGAAAGACACCTAAAGCACAACTATATATTAGTGGACCAGCTGTAGAAGAGTTTACACAAACTTCTAATACTTTTGGAACTCTTATAGAGACAATAACTGGGGGAGATGGAGAGACTCAAACTGGACTAGAATACAAGTTTACAGCAGCTTCAGACTCAGATAAAGTAAAACTGTATATCGTTTTAGATATAGGTACTTGGGATTTTTCTAATATTAAATTAGAACCTTCTTCAAAAACTAATAATACTCCTAATGAGTTTTGTACTCTTGTTCCTTTAGACAGTCTGCCAGTAAATAAGATAAATGAGGAGTATGTTTTTGTAGTAGATTTTATAGGTAAAAACGGTAAACCTGCTAATATAAAATTAACTACTCAGAGTATAACTCTTAATAGTGACGTTACTATAGATGAGTCTTTGGTAATAAATACTTTTAATAGTAGTACCTTAATACAAACGGCTATATCTGGTTCTAGTATTTTTTATATGTCTGAAGGAGGGGATGAGACTGATGTTAAAACAGAGGATACGTTTTCTTTTGTAGAGGGGGGTGCTATAGATATGTCTTTAAATGTTGGCGGAAAGTCTCTAACAATATGTCATGAAGACACCTCTACTCAAAGTAGTATAGTTTCAAATGGAAGTCTTTACATAAAAAGTATATGTTTAGATACTTACGGACATGTTACTTGTATAGAAACAGAAGCTACTAGCTCAATAGGGGATACTGAAGGAGGGTCTCCTACAGATGACTATGTTTCTGGAGCTTCCTTTAATACAAGTAATGGAGAGTTAACTTTAAACAGGATATTAGGAGGAAGTGTTACAGTAGACTTAGATGGTAGATATGCTACTTCTGACTCCGATACGGTAACTACCGTAGGTACTTCTTCTTTAGGAAGCTCTGGAACTATAACTTTGTTGGGGAGCGGTTCAATAGAACTCTTTGAACAAGCGACTGACTCTGGTAGTATTATAACTATATACTCTGATAGTAACCCTTTAAATGTATCAGGAAGTCTAATATCAGGATCTTTTGACGGAGCAACAGCTACTATAGAGTTGTTTAGACAGTCTACTTCTTCTGTATTTGTTCCTATTTCTTCATTAGATACGAACAATTATGTCTGTGGAGTGTCTTTTAACACTACCAACGGGTGTTTAACTTTAAATAGATTAGGTCTTTCTGATTTATCAGCTTGTTTAGATGGTAGATATTCTACTTCTCAAGCATCTAATTGTACAATAACATTACAAGGAGACGGTACTGGTATAAATACAGTGATCGGTGATTTTACACTAGACCAAACTTCTAATGAGACTTTAACTGTCTCACATAAAGATACATCAACACTTTTAGGATCATACGGTACAAATGGCATCTCCTCCATAACCGTTGATTCACTCGGACACATTACTGCTATATCCACTGCAACCTACTGTACTACAGATACAAATAACTACGTCTGCAATGCTTCTTTTAATACAAGTAATGGAGAGTTAACTTTAAACAGATTAGGACTAGGTGATGTAGTTGTAAATTTTGACGGAAGGTACTGTACTACGGATACAGATACAAATAACTACGTCTGCAATGCTTCTTTTAATACAAGTAATGGAGAGTTAACTTTAAACAGGATATTAGGAGGAAGTGTTACAGTAGACTTAGATGGTAGGTACTGTACTACGGATACAGATACAAATAACTACGTCTGCAATGCTTCTTTTAATACAAGTAATGGAGAGTTAACTTTAAACAGGATATTAGGAGGAAGTGTTACAGTAGACTTAGATGGTAGGT